TGTTGCACCCAGCTGCAATTCAAGCACAGACGCCTTGTATTCCTCGAAGGCCGCGTTCTGCCTTGCAATATCCGCGTTCTGTCTTGCAATACGAACGCTGTCAAAGCCAGACTTAATCGAGTTGTACTGCGACAGTATCTGAGAGGTGTTGTTGCGATTTACATATGGCAGGACTTGATCGAGCGCGTCCTTTTGCGCGGGATGCAAAGCATCTCCACCTTGAGTGCCTTGGCTTGAAAGATAGAGTCGAATGCTTGCTGACTGCAATTCAGACGAGTCAGCCAAGACGCGCTGAAGGACGCCCGATGCAAACTGAGCGCCAAGCTCATCGACTGTGGCATTAGCCGCACCAGAGCGCAAAAGCCCAGAAGTCTCGCCATTTTGAGAAGCAGAACGACGAGACTCGATCACAGCAATTGCGCCGGTGTCGTCACCAACGCTTGCAAGATCATATACAGTTTCAAATGCACCTTCATTGCTGCGAACGATTGATTCCGCCGCAGCCGCTCTTTCCTTGGCAATCTTTGCCGCAGTCAGATTGGCTTCCGTAGATCGACGATACGATTCCCCAGTGTTTGTAATGTACTCCTCGAACATGCCTTCGGAATTTCCGGCCATAGCCGAAACGTAATCACTAAGCATTGCTCCAAAAGTCTTGGGGTCTTCGTACTTTGCCGCTAGTTCTTGCGCCTTGAGCTTAATCTCTTCGTTGATGTCGTTTTGAAAACGGTCAAGAATTACATTCTGATACGCATCGGCCGCAATAGAACCGAACGTATCTGGAACCGAATATGCCTTTGGCTTGCCTGTCGCGGGGTCAATCGTGATAATGTCTTCACGCTCTGCTCCAAGACCGGCTTCTGTACCAACCTTCTGCGCCTTCTTTGCCGCAGTTTCATACATGATTTGGCCAACAGTTCCGGCAAGGTTGGAAATGCCCTGACCTATAATTTCACCAGAAGAAGAAGCTTTGGTTACACCAATCGGCCCAACACTAAATTGGCGTTGCTCTCGGATTACAGCCATTTATCAAGTCCCTGTTTTTTGAGCATAGTAGCGGCCTTGTACAATCGACGAGCCGGCATCGAACAAAGAGCGCACCATTTTAGCGCGACCCGTTGCTCTCTCGGCAGACGCTTGTGATTTGTATTGAACCGAGCGCATAAATGAATCGTTTTGAACGGCCCTCACATCCTGAGAAGCAACTTCTTTTTGCTTATCAAGGAAAGCTTTGACTGACATGCTGCTTGAGATGTCTCGACCTTGGGCTGCAAATGAAGCCATATTTGCAGAAAGATTGCTCTCGTACGCTTGGATTCGCATCCTGCTTCGCTCTTTGGCCTGAGCCTCCGATAGCTTTCTTTCAGTCTCAATGTTGAATGCATTCAGGTCGGCGGTGTTCTTTGCTGAGATACCACCGATGAGTGAGCCAGCCCCTTGAATAATTCCAAGCAAAAGTAGTGGGTTCATTATAGCACAAGCTCCGCAATAAATCCGTTGACCTGCAACGGCGTCGGTTGATTCTGAGTAATCGTTACCTGCGGGTCACGTCCATAAGAATTTGTTCTGACCTCACGCTTCCCTGAGAACGAAGATGTAATCATCGAGGGTCGATTGTTGACTTGCACGTTTGATGTATCAATCAAGTCCAAGACTACAGCGGATATGCCTCGAACGGCACCGGCTGTTGTTCCATTTGGCCCTTGGATTGTAATCGGATTGCTCGTGATGTTGACCGTGAATGCCTTGCCGGTGGTGAAGTTGGTGTACGCAGAATAGGCCGACACATCAATTTCACCGCTGCTATCAACAGTGAAAGAACCCAGATAATCCACGCCATCGCCAAAGACATCAACCTCATTGCCCTCGGCAAATGCATAGGACACATCGACCTTATTGGCCGTGGCTGTTTGGGTCTTGGTCAAATCGATACCAAGCTGACCTGTCATCTCAGTCAAATGCAGATAACCATCCGGTCCCCAAATATTTGCAAAGAAGCGTGTGCCAACACCAAGAACGGAGCAAAAGTTTCCGACAGATGTGATGCGGGTCCAAGCCGCCCTACGCTCTGCGCGATTTGAATTGAACAAAGACAAATCACCAGAGCCAGTCGATAGGATTGCATACGACTCTGCCAGATCGAAGGCGCCATTTACAACAGCCAAGCACTTAGGCTGAACGAGCAAATGAGAAGCCGCACTCGACACAGAAGTCGAGGTGTAGGCTGACTCAGTGTCGGTATAGAGATATTCACGCATGACATTGCCGCCAGCTTGAATGAACAATGTGGCGCCGTCAAATGCGTGAGGGTAGGTAAACTCACAGCCGTATGGCGTTTGCTTTTTGATCTGCGCGTTCGTCGGTGTGATCGCTTGGTTTAGATATGTCGGAACATAAAGCTCTGCCGAGTCAGTGAAGACCTGCAAATCGCGGTTCGAGACAAGATACCGAACCGAGTTTACATCGCCAGTCGACGCCGTAAGGTCGAATGCCTCGTCGTCATTTCCGATACCAAAGTCAAAGTTAAAGAACTCGCCAATCTTGCTGAACCAGAGTGTGTCCGGTTGAGCAATCGTGCCGCCGAATACAATGCGGTTCTCATGGAAAGAGACCGCAGCAGGATAGCCTCGCGCAGCTGAGAAGGATTGCTCACTCCAATCGTCGGTCGGCGCATGACAGACAATGCTGACGTATCCACCGCCATCCTCTGCCGAAGACGCAGAACCACCAGCGGTAAATGTGTAGGTGTTCTCATCAATGATACCACTGACGGTTCGACTGCCATTCAGGTTGCCCGCATTGATCCCACCTGTCGCAGCTGCATCTTGAATGGTGATTGTCTCACCACCACCAAAGCCGTGATTGATATGCGTAACCTCAACCGTCGATGATCCGTCAATCGTGCGCAGCGGGTTTAGAGTAGACAAGCGAACCTTCAGTTCGTCGCTTATGTCACCAACAGCAACGGTAGCAGACGTCACGCTTGTGATGACAATCTCGGAATCCCCATACTTCAAGGTGACGCCAACATGGTCTGCGGTGAAATAGTTTTCAGACACAGTGAGGGTTACGCCTGTTCCAGTTGTCGCTGACGGATCGAGCGTTACGCCTTGGCCATGAAAGCGGCTATACGGTTGGTATGTCTTCAATGCATCAGCGCGAAGATCAAAGGTGTACGGTGTGATTTCAAATGCATCGAGGGCAGTACGGATCAACATGCGCGGCATGAACAGCGGATGACAGATGAACATCACGTCACCTGACTGGCTGTAGGTGTACTGCTGCAAGTAATCTCTATCGAAAGGCAGAGCGTCAGTGTTTGTGTCTTGCGTGATTGTCTCGACGAGAACAACGTCACCGGCACTGCCGTAAACGCCAGTGTCATCGAGGAAGAAACATCGAACCTGCTGGTGTTCAACCGAAATTATGTACCGCTCGTTTTCGTCAAAGACGAAATGGAACAGGTGAGACTGACCGCCAAGGGATGGGTTGCTTATGTCGCTGTATTTGTAGATGTGATTTAGGTCCGGCCTTTTCTTTGCCGAACCTTCCGCAGTCACAATCATATTCTCAATGCGTTGAGCAGACGCAGCAAAGAGATCAGTGTCCGATCTCATAAGCGTTGATGGGCTAACTTCCCCAAAGCGAAAGCTATTAACAGGTACTCGAACTTTCTGCATTAGCTACGCCTTTGTGCAATGAACCCCGAAGTGTTGAGTTTGCGCGTGGTCTGCTGCTGAGAATCAAGTCGACGCGCTCGAAAGATTTCTTGTGCAGCCTTCTGCTCAAACATAGAGGCAAGCGCACTATCACGAGCAACAGAAATCGCCATGAGTGCTGCCATTTGATATTCGACGGCAGTGATAAAGTATGGAGGCCAGTCACCCTCTAAGGCTCGGAAAATATAGTCAGCAACGACCTCAGAGCCTTCGCTTTCGTTGCAGTAAACTTTGTCACCGTAAGTGTCGTAGATAATGCTTTGATCATTTACCGTGACGCTGCTCAACATAAGGCAATCAGATGGCAGTTGATAGGCAGCATCAAAACGACCTGTTGGCTCAGAAGCCAAGCGGTTCATTACAACTTGATTGGTGGCAAACCGCCAACGGGTATTTGTTAAAGCGGTGCGGGCAATGTCTTCATACATTGCGTTGGCGACATCAGCCTCCACAGTGCCGTCACTGAATGAAGAAATGAGCGTTCCGCCAATCAAGACAGACGCTCTCGAACAAATTTTAATGGCTGTATCAGCTGCGCTCATAGTGAGTTAGGGGGGCTTGCGCCCCCCTCCCTATTAGTTGTTGTCGAGGACTTCGTAGACGCCGGCGTTGTT